GGTGGACCCAGTGCGCCAAGAGTTGGTTCTACAAAGTAGAGTATGTGGGTGGTTTGTTGCTACGATCATAGAAATACGTAGCACGATCCGCATACGAATGTGGGCGATCGTGCTACGCGCAAATCGTGATACGAATGATGTGATTCGTGCTACGACGGGCTTGAGGCGTGTCCAGCGTGGAGTGTGGTACGTTATATGGCTGGAGGCAATAAATGGAGCAGGAAGCACAACAGGCGTATCGGGAAGCGGAGCCATTTATCGAATTGGCCGTCGCGTTGATCTTACGGCTGACGCATCCAGCATGGACGGATGCCAATGTGTTCGACGCCGCATCAAAGTTCTTGGCGGAGTTCAGGCGGCGGGAGAACCTGCCGGTAAAGTAAGAGGCAAGCGTATGTTCAAAGTCATCAAGGAATTCGTCCCCCAACCCATGTGGCTTCTCATGTGCGACAATCGCCATTGTGCGGCGAGCGCCACTCAACCGGCCAATCTCACCAACCCGGACGACGCACGCCTCTCTCAGTCCACCTTCTTGAAGAACGCGGGGAATGAAGGGTGGGCAATTGGTTTGGACGTGCAGTTGTGCCCTGGGCACGCAGCGATTGTCAAACAGCAGGCAGAAGAGGCGGTGGAGAGGGGCAAGCAGCAAGTGGTCACGGCTAACGGCGGAGATGTAGCACGCTTTGGCAAACCTACGTTGGTCAATATCCGTTAACTTAAACGTATGGCCACCCGCACAACCCTCTTCGGTGTCGCTGCTCTCGCTCGTGAGGTGGGACTATCCGCACCTACCGTCAGCAAGCACATGAAGGCAGGGAGAAGTGCAGACGAGATCAGGCGTTTGGCACGGGCGCGTCAGGCTGCGTTAGGCGGTGGACCGATCGGTAATGGTACGCGAATCATTCTGCCCGGTTACACGCTAACCGGGCTGAAGAAGACTGGTAAGCCGGGACCGACTCAACCTCAACCGACCGCTAGTGCCGCGCCTGCTAGTTCCTACATGCCGACGCGGACGATACCTAAACCGGGAGAGGGGCATGGGAAGCGCGCTGCAACACCGATACGTACGGCGCCCGCCGCTCCTAATCTGACTGCCGCCGCTGCCGATACGGACGATCCCGACGCGTCCGCTTACTCCTACGAGGACGCCATCGCCGACCGTGACCAGGCCGAACAGTTGAACAGCGCCCGTCTCCGTCGCGCAATCGCACTGGCCGATGAAAAGGAGTTGCAGAACGCACGCGCGAGAGGGGAACTGGTGCCGTTAGAGCACATGCGCGTGTGGGGGACTCGGTTTCTGACGCAGGCGAAGGAGATGTTGCTGAAGGGTCCAGGGGAGTTGCAGGACCATCTGGCGGGAGAGAGTAATCCCGGTGCGTGTAATGCGTTGGTGAGAGGGTGGGTGGAGAGGGTGTTGGGGGAATTGTATAACCTAGAGGGGTTGTGGCAAGGAGGGGCGGGGGATGCGGAGAGTACGAAGGTCGCCTAACTTATGTCTCTAATTGATACTGACGTACATCCACTTCCCGCGCCACGCCCGTCTTTCCTCTCCCACTTCCCATACCCTCCCCCTATCCTCTCCGACTTCCGCTCTACTCTCCTCATCCCCCCGCGCAAGCCTCTCTCCACGTGGGCAGAAGAAAACATCATCTTAAGTCCTGAATACTCAAACTCAACGGGTCCGTTGCGGCTGTTTGGTTGGCAACGAGAGATATTTGACGCAGTGACCGACCCTAGTATCAACGAGATCGTGATCATGTCCAGTACGCAGGTGGTCAAGTGCCTAAGCGAAAATACACCAATTCCTACTCCAGAAGGTTGGAAGTTCTTAGGTCATATAAAGACCGGCGATCTGGTATTTGACGAACATGGATCTCCTTGTCAAGTGACTGGTGTGAGCGAGACTCACTTCAATAAAGACTGCTATCAATTGACCTTTGATGATGGTGAACAGATCACGACCGATATTTCTCATGTATGGCGTGTGCATGATTGGCATCAGAGAGAACAGGTCAGCCGTCTGATGACGACCGAAGAGATGTATCTTGGTATGAAAAAGCGCGGCGGCAAGAAGTACGGGAGTAAAAGCGGTACGTTCCGCAATCCATACCGGATTGATTGTTGCGGTGCGCTGAAGTTACCAGAAACCGAATTACCAATTGATCCATACATATTTGGTTGTTGGTTAGGTGACGGAACTACCAGTTCGTCTGCGATCACGGTGGATCTTCGTGACGGTCTATTCAATGAATTACGTAAAGTAGATCCCGGAGTACGTATCATTGGTTTACAGCGCGGTACGAAACATCTAGCTAGTGTCAAATGCGGAAAGAAGTTTGAGAAAGGCGGAAAATGGTCCGACACGATGCAGGGCAAACTTCGGGAATTAGGTGTGCTCGGTGATAAGCATATACCAAAGATGTACCTACGTGCTTCAGAGGAGCAACGGCGTGCGTTGTTACAAGGTTTATTAGATACTGACGGCACGGTTGGCAAGCAAGCTCACTCTAGTATGATTGTGCTGATACTTTCCTGTCGCCTTCTTGCAAGACACGCTGTGGAATTAGCACGTAGTCTTGGATTGAAACCGAAGTTCAAAGTGTCGCGCGCTTCGTTGAATGGACAAGACGCAGGTGAAACGTATATTGTCAGTTTTACGGCTTACCGAGAAGACGCGCCATTTCGTTTACAAAGAAAACTGGACCGTTTGTCGTGGAGTACTGAGCCGCATTGCCGCCCGACTGAAGCGCGCCGACGTAGTATCGTGTCTATTGAACCGATACCGAGCGTACCTGTTAAATGTCTATCAGTGGATTCACGCTCTCATCTGTATCTAGCTGGTCGTTCGATGATCCCAACGCACAACAGTATCGCTCTGATGTGCGCCATCGTCTACTGGATTGTCGAGGACCCAGGGCCTATCCTATTAGTCGAGCCTAAAGATGACGCCGCACGCCAATTCTCCAAACGCCGCCTCACCCCTCTCGCCCGAGACTGCCGTGTCCTCCACGGACGCATCAGTGACAGTACCCACGACGGGCGCAACACCATCCTCAGCAAGGACTTCCCTGGCGGAAACCTACTCATCGTCTCTGCCCGCACCCCGACCGACTTGGCGCAACACACTATTCGCTACCTGGTCTGTGATGAGGTTGATAAGTATACGGCGGATGTTGGAGGAAGCGCTGAGAAAGGTGGAGAAGGAGATCCAATTGATCTCGCATGGGAACGAGCGATGACGTTTGGCTCACGGCGCAAGCGCATTATCGCCTGCTCCCCGACTGTAGCCGGCATCTCTCGTATCTCCAAAGCCTTCGCCCGATCCGATCAGCGGCGCCCGTACGTCCCTTGTCCTAAGTGTGGGACGAAACAGATCCTCTGCCTGCGTGAGAAGAAGATGTACCGCGTGCGGTGGGACTCCGGTTTGTCCAAGGACCTCGCACCTGCCACTGCCCACTACCACTGCATCAAGTGCGATCACCCGTGGACCGAGTTAGAGCGTTGGCATGCGGCTAACCATCTGGTGGAGTGGCGCGCGGACTTTCCCGAACGTACTTCGGCCGGTATCGCCGGGTTTTGGATCAATCACTTCTACGTACCCTTCACGTGGAAGACCACCGCCGATATCACGCGCCAATTCCTCAACGCAAAGGACGATCGCCAATCCCTTAAGACGTTCATCAACACCACTCTGGCGGAGGAGTGGCAAGAGGAAGGGGAGGTGCCGGAGAAGCAGGTCCTCTACGCACGGCGCGAGACTTATCCATTCAACGAGAGTGCCGTCATCCCGCAACGGGGCCTCTTCCTTACCGCTGCTGTGGACGTGCAGGACAATCCTCCGCGGCTAGAGGTAGAGGTAAAGGCATGGGGCCGCGGGCGGGAGAATTGGAGCATGGGGTACTGGGTCATCCAGGTCCGCGCGGAGAATGGGCAGGAGTTACCGGTTACCTCGCATGAGTTGTGGGACAAACTGGACGCGGACATTCTCCAACGTGATTGGCTCCACGAATCCGGCCATACTCTTCCGATACTGGTCATGGGGATTGACACGGGGAAAACGCCCAAGCCGGTCTACGAATTCGCGCGCAAGCATCCCCAACTACACTATGGGCCGAGTGGCATTCGGCTGGTCAGTGCCCGTACCGTAGTTCCTACGAAGGGGACCGACGACGCACTACGCATTATCGCGGGGATTAGCAAGGAGGACGCCGCGCGGAAGAGGCAGGGCGTGCGGATCGTCAGTATCGGTACGCATTGCGCGAAGGGGGAGATATTTGATCTGCTGAGACACGCGGTGCCTAAACCGGATGGGATGACGTTGAGCGGCGAGTTCGTGCATGGGTGTTATCATTTTCCGATGTACGACATGGTGTACTTTGACGGACTGACAGCGGAGGTTAAGGTGGTGGACGTACGGGGGAATGTGACGTATGAGAAGCGTGCGCCGCGGAATGAGCAACTGGATACGAGTGTGATTACGCGCGCGGCGGCGGCGATTGTCGGGATTGACCGGTTCGGGGAGGCGCAGTGGAGGCAGTTAGAGGAAGCGGTAAAGCCGATGTCCTTGACAGGCGGGGAGCGTGGTGTGGCACAACGGGAAGAAGCGGAGTCCACTCATAGATCGGCTTCTGTCCCTGCCTTACCGCTTACCTCTACTCCACAGGGAGTATCGCAGGGGGATGCGCCGAGTGTCAATGTCAGTCAGGCATTGCCGACGACTCCACAGCCTGTGCGACCGAAACAGCCTGACGTGCAAGGGCCGGGGCCGATGGTCAGGCCAGTACGGGGGTCGTTTTTGTGAGTGGGCTTGGTGTATGGCCTCCTGATGGGATCAGTCGTTATAGACTGACTAACGTCCCTCACGCACTGAGTCTTGGCGTCGGTGTGCAATCATCTACCTTACTTATGATGGCGGAAGAAGGACTGGTTACTCCCAAGCCTGCCGCCGCGATCTTTTCCGACACGACCGCCGAACCGGACTCCGTCTACCGTTGGGTCAACTACCTACGCTCGTTGAAATGGTCATTCCCTTTGCATGTCGTGTCTAAGGGAGATCTGTCCGAAGATAATCTAAAGAAGTTCAAGAGTCGTAAGTCAGGAAAACAATACGTACGCACCATCATTCCGACCTACATCCGTAATCCTGACGGCTCGCGTGGGGTACTTGGTCGGCGCTGTACAGGTGACTATAAGATCCGAATGGTAGAACAGGCTCTCCGTCAGAAGGTTTTACGTCGCCGTTTGCCGTCCAACATTGATCCGACCATGCCGCTTGTCATTTCTTGGATTGGTATATCTACGGATGAAGCAGATCGAATGAAACCCGCTAAATTACCGTGGGTGATAAACCGATGGCCGTTGATTGAACTTGGAATGTCGCGAGAGGATTGTAAAGCGTGGGTCCGTCAATCACGCTTCTATCCCGCGATGCTCAAGGCTGGATTTACGGAGCCGCCTCGGTCAGCTTGCAAGCAATGCCCGTACCATTCCGATGTGGAGTGGATCAGGATGCGTGACGAAGAGCCTGAAGCGTTCCAATTTGCTGTTGAGTGGGAACGTCGGTACACGAAAGTGTTGACCGAATGGGACGAAAGCACGCGCGGCACGCCGTTCCTGCATAATTCTTTGGTCCCACTCGATCAGGTTATCTTCGATCCGAATAAAGGGCGCAACCACTTCTCCAACGAGTGCGAAGGGATGTGTGGCGTATAATGACGGGTGAGGTGGTTCCAATGCCGCTCCTTCAAGTCATCGTTATGCTTTTGGTCCTCGCGCTGGTATGGTGGATTTTCAGTTCGTATGTATTGCCGCGCGTACCCGAGCCATTCAAGACGATCATCATCATCATTCTGGCGCTTGCGGTCTGCCTATGGCTCCTTTCCTGGGTCGGCGTCCTCGGTCCATTGAATTGGAACTTGCGTAGAGGGTAAAGGCACCCGCATATGGCACTCACCCCAACCCAATTGCAGGCCGAACTTGACGCGCTGGATCTGGCCATCGGCACGGGCGCGCGCATGGTCAAATTCCAAGACCGCGAGGTATTGTATAACGACGCGGCGGACCTGTTGAAAGCGCGCGCGCACATCTACAACCTCCTCAACCCGAACGCCATACGGGTGACGCGCGTGTATACTACGAAAGGACTCTAACCGACTATGCCTGTCGTAAATGACTACGGACCTTTCACGCTACCTGTAAAAGCACCGAAGCGCAAACATAACCGAAAGGGGTCAAAGCGCGATCCGCGCCGCTAACTATATGCCGACCGCCTCTCAAGCTCTTAACCGTCTCGCCAAATGGCGTTCCATCTTCGCCGGTTGGCAATTGGGCACGCGCATGAAAGGCGATGCCGAAAGTGACGCTGTTCGTGACCATCGCGAACTTACCATTCTCCTTCGCGCCGAAGTGAACGCGATCACCTCACTTCTCATCCGAAAGGGCGTGTTTACCGCTGTTGAGTATGACGCTACGCTAGCGGACGAGGCAGAGGCACTGGACAAGAGTTATTCAGACAAATTCCCAGGCATTACCTCCAGCGATCACGGCATGGTTATCACCGCTAAGGCGGCGGAGTACATGCGAAGTTGGAGGCCCTGACCTAATGGCCCAACCTCACACCGTCGTCTCTAACATCGTCACTCGTGCCCCGATATCTCGCGAAGGAGAGCCTTCCCCTACCCCTCTGTCAAATCCCGCTCGCCCTCTGCCTTACTCCCGCTCGCCCATCACTCTCCACTCCGCTCTCCTCTCCACCTTGCGCATCTGGCTTCTGCACCGTGACACTGCCCTTTGGTCCTTCTGCTCCGGCACCGATCCTGCCGACCCGCTCTGCGACGTATCCCATGAACAGTCCGCTGACGCAGTGCGTGCGATGAACGAAGCCCGCCGCCAGTGCCGCGCATTCGCCGAACAGTTGAGCGTGGAAGGTGGGGACGTGCAGAGCGCTAATCAGATATTGCGGGCGGCGATTGACGAGTTGTTGGCGGTGGAGAGTCCGCAATTCCCACTCAGTCTGTCTGACATACCGGGATCGTTCTGATGGCGTTACTCACGCATAATTTTTTCATATTAGGTCCGTTACGTATCGGACGGGTGGCGCTAGCGATGACACGTCTTCGTTTTCATCTCCGCCCACGACGGTACGTGTCTTCTGTTGGCTGGACTGCCTACGAATTCTTGGGCATACGCCTGTATTGGTACAAACGTGATTAGAGTGCGTTATCATCTTTGCTGAGATGGCCTCCACCCGCGACCTCCGCCTCCTGCACCGCCTAGGTCCTACGCCAACGCCGGTCAGCGGCGAGACGTTCGCCCCACGCACACGCGCCGACTTCCCTCCCGGCTATCCCTCTTCCGGTTCCGGCCAACCTTACGACGCGGGAAGTTCCGGTCGTCGGATGACTTCGTTTAATCCGAGTCGTCTTGGGCCGTCAAGTTCGCTCTACGGCTCCCACGACCTCATGCTCGCCCGTTGCCACGACGAGGTGCGCAACAATCCGTGGGCCGCTTCCGCCGTCGATAACTTCGAGTCCCAAATCGTCGGCAATGGCATCAAGCCCAAATGGAACCTGAAGAACGACAAACTCAAGGAGCAGATCGAGCGCGAATTCCACCTCTGGGCGGCTAGTCGCTTCTCCGACCAAGCTGGCCTCCTCAACTACTACGGCCTCCAGGCTCTCGCCGCGCGTGAGATATTCGAAGGCGGGGAAGTGTTCGTCCGCCGTCACATCCGCGCTCCTAAGTGGCGTCCTCGTCCCGGCACCCGCCCTCTGCGCGTTCCTCTCCAAATCCAACTCATCGAGTCCGAACAGGTACCGATCTGGCTTAACATCTCCGCTACCACGCCCGGTCCTATCGGCACTCCCGCGGGCAACGTGGTCCGTACGGGTAAGGAGTACGACAAGGACCAACGCCTCGTCGCATTCCACATGTTTGCCGAACATCCCGGCGAGACGATGTTCTTTCCGTCCACCGCTATCCGCTTCGTTCGTGTCGGGTCAGAGGACGTTCTCCACGCATACAAGCCTTTCCGCGCGGGATTGCTCCGCGGTCAGCCCCATCTCGCCTCCACCCTCGTCCTCCTCCACGAATTGACCAAGTACACGGACGCGACGGTCGTGGCCAAGCAGATTCAGGCAATGTTTGCAGGCTTCATCAAAAAGGTGACGCCTGAGTCTGACCTGTTGCCTCCCGACCCGTCCTTCCCCGCTGGCGTCGTCTCTCCTTACGCACCGCAAGGTACGCGTGTTGCCAACATCGAACCTGGATCACTCACCGAACTCTTTCCCGGTGAGGATATTACTTTCCCCAATCTCCCACAGAACTCCGATATGGCGGCGTTCATGGGAATCATGCTCCATCAATTCGCCGTGGCGATCGGCGCGACGTACGAGCAGGTCACGGGGGATCTGCGCGGCGTCAACCTCTCGTCGATCAGGAGTGGGGTGCAGGACGCGCACCGCAAATGCGAGCAGTTTATTTACAACGTAGCAGTCACTCAATTCTGCGAGCCTATCGTGCATTGGTGGCTGGACGAAGCGGTACTCAGCGGGCGGTTGCGCCTGCCTGGTTACGCACAGGAGCCGGAACAATATCAGGACATTACGTGGAATACGAGCGGGTGGCCGTGGCTCGATCCCTCAAAGGATATTGAGGCGAAAAAGGCGGCTGTCCGCGCGGGCTTTACTACGCGCGAGACGGTCTGTGCTGAAACAGGTGAAGATGCGTCCAAGATCGACGTTCAACGCAAACTGGAGTGTGAGCGTGAGGATCGGTTGGAAGTCGTGTACGACACACGGCCTGACAAGATTCTGGTCGGCCGGGAGGCTAATCCGACCGTGCCGGAAGAAGGTGCATCTGAAGCGGAAGAGACTGAACCGGAAGATCCGAATGCTGACAAATTGGACAAGAGTGGTATCATGCGGATTGGTTAGCGCCGATGACACGAGACGTATTCATTGATCTAAACGTGGACGTAAGTGAGGTTGAAGCGCTACTACCTTTGGCGGCGCGTGCATTTGAAGACGGCTTGTTGTCAGCGACAGAAGTTGAGCGTTTGTTGATGGATCAGGTAAAATTTGACGTGTCGGAGCCGTATTACTATCGGAATGTCGTATGAAGAGTCCACTCCTCCATCTCGCAAACGTCATTTATGGAAACCCGCTAGCCATTATTCCCGAGAAGATGGACGCCATCCTCCGCGCCATCGGTCCGCGCCTCACCTTCGACCAATCTGCCCTCCAATCTCTCATCGACTCCCATTCCCTCGCTTCCAACCCCAAATTATCCGCTGACCTCTTCGCTTTTGACGAGGACGAGCGGGAAGAGCGCGATGGGGAAGCGAGTAAGCCGTATAAGTTGACGGAAGCCGGGATTGCCGTAGTTCCTATTCGCGGGGCGCTCCTCAAACGCGGTGGGTGGCTGGCGGCGGCGTCGGGTATATCGTCTTACGACTCCATCTCACGTTCATTCAGCGCCGCGATCCGCGATCCGCTCGTCAAGGCCATTCTCTTTTCCGTCGATTCCCCAGGAGGCACGACTAACGGGTGCTTCGAACTCTCCGATCTGATCTACAACTCGCGCGGCGACAAGCCGATCTGGGGATGCGCGGACGACATGGCCGGTTCCGCCGCTTACGCCCTCATCTCTTCCTGCGACCACGTATGCCTTACGCGTACCGCCGCCATCGGTAGCATCGGCGTATTCGCGCTTCATTGCGACCAGTCCGCGTTGGATGAGAAGGTAGGGGCCAAATTCACGTACATCTTCGCCGGTGACAAAAAGGTGGACGGTAACCCGCACGAACCGCTATCCCGCTCCGCCAAACGTGACATGCAGGCGGAAGTGGATCGCCAGTACGAGATTTTCGTGACTACGGTCGCACGCAATCGGGACACGAGTCGGGACAAGATACGTGGGACTGAGGCTGGCGTGCTATTTGCTGACGCCGCGATCCCACTACTCGCGGATCAGGTAGCCACGTTTGATGAGACGATGGCGGAGCTAACGCGCAAGATCGGTGGTAAGTCCGGCAAGAGCAAATCCGTCACATCTAACGGCGCGGGCAACGGTGCTCTTGCATCTGCAACAGATTCGTGTGACAATGTTGCCGATACCGGTAGCACATTAGACACCGAACGTAGCACGGAACAAAGCACGGAAGAAGAAGGAGAAAACGCAATGGCCGCTCTCGACGCGAAAAAAGGCGATGCCGCTCCCGATATGAAGAAGGGAAGCGCCGCCGACGATAAGCCCAAGAAGAAAGCAGCGGGCAAGGAGTGCGCCGCCGAACCGGAAGAGGATGAGGACGAACCGGGTAATGATGACGAGGAGGCCGAAGCCGAATCCGCCGAAATGGAGGATGATGACGACGAAAAGCCCGCTCCGAAAAAGAAAGGCACTGTCACTCCTCTCCCTGTCGCCGCATCCGCCGCTACCGAAATCGCCGAACTCTGCGCTATCGCGGGCATGGACGAACTCACCGGCAAGTACATACGCAAGGGGTACACGGTCACTCAGGTCCGCCAATTCCTCCAAGCCCGTCGCGCCAAACTCTCCGCCGCTAATTCCGTGGACACTTCCCACTCCGGTCAGGGCAACGGCGGTGGCAACATGACGTTGGACGAAGCGGTCAAGCAGGCACGCACGATGGCGCTCAACTCGGGCGGCACGATCAGCCAGTCCAAAGCGCTCGAAACGATCTTGGCCAACAACCCGTCCGTGTACGATCAGTACGACGAGGACCGCCAGCGTCTCGCCAACTCCGGCACGCGCCGCGACTGGCAGGCGTACGTCAACACACATCAGGTCCGCCTCATGCGGTCTTTGGGTCTGTCCACTGCGATCGACGAGGTTCCCGCCGCGCGCCAGATGTAAGGTCCATGCGGCATTGATGTAAAGGTTTTGTCAACGATAAGGAGATTTTGACCGATGGCTTACAACGAGGGAATGTTCAACACGCTCAGCATGCCGGCCGGCGCTGACCTCTCCGCCAAACAGTACTACGCTGTCGTGGCAACCGCCGATACCACGTACCCCCCTGCGCAAGCCACCGCGCAACTGGCCACCGCCGCCAAAGCGATGACCGGTATCGTTCAGGATAATCCGGTTGCCGGTCAGGCTGCGTGCATTCAGACGCAGGGCATTACCAAAGCGGCAATCTCCGCCTCCACGACGTTGACTGCCGGTACGACCATGTTGGAAGTGGACACGGGCGGCACGCTTAAAGCCAATGCCAGCGGGATCATCGTGGCAGAGGCTATGGAGAATCTGACCTCGGTGGCCAAAATTGCCATCGTCAGCGTCCGTCTGTTGCCGTCCAACGCCGCCATCGCGTAAGGCGTGGGCGTTGGCGCGCGTGTTTGTTTGAGTAGGGCCTGACCGTCGCGAGAAGGACAGGTGCAGTACTGGTGAATCGAGTAAGACTACCGGCGAGATGCCGGAAGGAGAAAAGTTAGATGGCTCAGCCGACATTATCCGATCTTCACGTCAACGCTTTGCTGACGGACCTTTCCAAGATGTACTCTCAGGAAGAGTCCGGTTTCATCGCCCGCGACGTGTTCCCGATCGTCCCCGTCACGAAGATCTCCGACCGGTACACGACATACAGCCGCGCGGATTTCAATCGGAACCAGATGCAGAAGCGGGCGCCGTCCACGCTCGTCAAGACCATCGGGTATCGCGTGGACACCAACCCATCGTATCTCTGCGACGTGTGGGCACTCGGCGTGCCGATTGACGACCAGCGTCGCGGCAATGCCGATTCGGTGTTCAACCTCGACCTCGAAGCCACGCGCCTGTTGACCAGCCAATCCCTCATCAACCGCGAGTACTTCTGGATGTCCACTTTCTTCGCTACGGGTGTCTGGTCTAACACGTGGGCAGGCGGTACAGCCAATACCAGCACGGGTTACCCCACTGCTCCGGCCACTTCCACTGCCACTTCCTACACCGCCCTCAAGTGGTCCGATCCCAATAGCACCCCCATCGCTGACATTCGCGCGCTCAAGCGCATTGTTCAGCTCACCGTCCCAGGCCATCGTCCCAACAAGATGGTCATTTCCCGCACTGTGTTCGACGTGTTGTGCGATCACCCGGATTTCGTGGACCGCATCAAGTACGGTCAGACGCCTGGTCGTCCCGCCGAAGTCACGCTTCAGGCGCTCGCCGCGTTGTTTGAGATGGATCGTGTCCATGTCGCCGACGCCATCTACAACACGTCCGGCGAGCAGGCATCTGCCGATTCCGGCGCTACCTACGCCGCTCCTGGTTACAACGCCGGCATCAACGCGGGCGAATCCAACGCGTTCATGGCCGGCAATCACGTGTGGATCGGCTACACTCCTTCACGTCCCGGCCTGATGACTCCCGGTTGCGGATATACGTTCGCCTGGACCGGGTATTTCGGCGCGACCCAAGCCGGCGAGCGTCTGTCGTCCTATTACTTCCAGCCCGACCGCAGCACGCACGTCGAAATCGAATCGGCGTACGTCCATAAGCTGGTGTCGGCGGACATGGGCGGTTTCATCGGCAATATCGTCTAACCAGTAAGCCGGTAGTCGGTTACGCATTGGAGCGTCCGTTATGGCCAGCACACGCAAACAGATCGTCCATCTCTACAACGCCGTCGTCTATTACCTCACCCATAACCACATTCAGGGTGAGGAGTTGGAGGTGTTGGAAGGTCTGCGTGACGAGATGCACGAGCATCTGCGGGAGATGGACGCAATGCCCGCCGTGCCGGTGCCTGATGATGCCGGCGCTGACACGGACGCAGACGATACGAAGAAAAAGAAGGGGAAAAAGTGACTCGCGACCTTATCCCTTTCACGCAACTCACTCGCTTCGGCGTGCCTGACTTCCGAGTCACGCGCCGCGCCCTCACGCTCGGCGAAGTTACGCTGGCGGTCGGGACGCAACTGAATCCCGATCTGATCCCCGCCGCTATCCGTCTCACGCGCCTGCGTCAGTTTTACGAACAGCGTCTCTTGGAGCCAGTGGTCGCGCCGAAAGGGACGCGTCAGGCGCATCGCGCTTCGCCTCCTGCCAGCGCGCCACCTGTGCTTGCTGTTAGCTCGCAACCGATCCCTACCGTTGCTACCGATGCTGCGGTCATCCCATCGGTAGACATTCCCGTTTCCACCGCGCCTTCCTACGCACCGCCTCGTCAGGCGTCCAAGTCCAATAAAGGAGTCCGTTAGTCATGGCCGTCATCAAACGTTATTCCCCCGAGATCGGTCCTGTGATCGCCAACGTCCCTGCCGGACAGCGTGGTGACCGGTTCGCTCAACGCACTTCCTACTTGGGCTACGCTGCTTACGACTTCGCGGTGGACGGTGGCGCTGTCTCCACGATCACACCTAAGCAGAACACAGTGATCCCGATCAACGCCATTATCACCGAGGTCATCATCTCGGTCGGTGCTACTACAGTCGGCAGTACGGGTAACGTCAGCATCGGCCTCTCCGCTGGTGGTGCCGGTGCCGCCGCATTGCTGGCTAACACCGCCCGCGCCTCCCTATCCACCGGTTCTATCTTCCAGGGCGTCCCGGTCCAATCCGCCACCGGCGCTAACACTGCGTACATCAAAATGTCAGCCGCCGGCTCTGTCACAGTAACCATCGCGACCAACGCGCTCACTGCTGGCCGGTTGGAAGTGTTCATCAAATACGTCCTTCCCGTTGAGTAACGCGCGAGGGACACGTCGAATAGGAACTACTTGTGTCTTTCCGCTCCCTCACCGCCGCGATGGATGCGACAGTCGCCACGACGTTCCAGCCAACTGACGAGGCGGATGCGGAAATCCAACTGATTGCGCACTTGCCAACGGGGGATGTGAGCGTGCCGGTTGTGGTGAAGAATCCTGCGATGGAGGAGGATTTCGTACCGGGATCGTCGGAAGGCACAAGTGTTGTCATTTTATGGGTTCCGTCATCCATTACCACCCTGATCCCGCGTGGCCTAACTGCTACGTACAATGGAGTTGACTACGATGTGTTTGGTGCAGGGGTGGACAGAGAGGGAGGACAGACACTTAAAATGAGAAAGAGAACGACGCGGTGGGACCAGTAACGTGCTAGACCCAGATCTGGTACTTGAGTCCGTTGTATCAGCGTTCCAGGCCATCCCAGAGGTTGTCGCTGAGATGGCAGGTGTACCTTCCAACATCTACGGTCATCGTTACCTTTATGGTACGGAAGACAGTCTCGCCCGCACGGTATTCCAGCGTACCGCTCCTTCCATCTGTGTCGCTTATATGGATCTAATCTGGGGGAAGTTCTCCGGCGCGGAGATGTGGAAGCATCGGCTTGAAGTGTACCTCCAACCACGCAACGCCGTCCCCGCTCTCCCTAATAACGCACCGACGCCCGCTTCCGGCCCACATCTATGGTGGTTGCTGATGAACAAACCAGTGACGGGATATGCGAACGGGACGCTCAACTTCCGCCAAATCTCACTCACTCATTCCTCTTTCCCTGCTAACGGCGGGCTGATGCCAATTGAGAACCCGAACTTGATGCACAGGCAGGATGAGAATTTGGCGGATGTACACATAGGGCAGATAATTTGTGTTGAGTCCGGAGACGAATAACGCCGTGCGCCTTTGACCCATGAGTGATACACTGACAACGATAGGGGACAGTCGTGACGATTGACCATACTGCACGCGATTGTTCCGTGATAAGGAAGGTGACCTGACATGGCCTTTGCCGGAACCCGCATTCAATCTCTGATCTACGTGGTCGGCTCCGCGCCGCAAGCGGACATTTCCACTATCTCCACGACCTTCCAGCGATTCCGAAAGCTCGACATGAGTGTCCCTGCTCTCGCATTTGGCACCGAGGACGATCGTACCGAGATCGGTAAGGGGCATGAGTTCGCCACTACCCTTTACCCGACTGCCTGGGACTTCGCCGGTCGTATCGAGAAGTATGGATCTGCTGAATTTATCTGTTGGGCTTGGGCGTACGCTCTCGGTGACATCGCGCTCGCCACCGGCCTCTACACAATCCATGCTATTGACCCGACCGTCAGTTTGGAATTACCATATTTCACCGTGGCTGCGCAATTGGGTGAGGGCGGAGGTGAGGCGATTGACGAAGCGTACGTGGGTAATGCGGTTGAGTCAGTGGAAACCACGTTCAACTACGGACCTGGACGGCAGAACGTCAAGACGACCTGCGATTACGTAGGCACTGGCCAGCACGTCCTTCCTTCTGGCGTCACGTTCCCTGGGGTTCTTGCCGAGAGTTATACAACCGCCGCGACCATGACGATCACGATCAATGGTACCAACTACGTCTCTACGCAACGCGTCCTCCGCGGTTCGATGGGATGGAAAAACAATATCATCCTCCCTCTCCGCTATCTCCCTGGCGACGGTTTGGTCAGTGGTTCTATGGTGGGCAAGCGCCTCATCATTGGCGCTCGTATCCCCACTTTCACCTTTACCACCTTCCTCACGCACACTTCCCCAGAATTCGCGGCGCTTTATGGCCAGACTTCCGGCACGGCCTCCATCCATCTCGCATTTGACGCGACTCATTATTGTCAGTGGGACTACCCGTCCATCCAATATCGCGCGCACGCGCGGGAACAGGAAGAGGGGCTGGTGGCAGTGACGGTGGACGTGGAAGCGAAGTACGATCCGACCGTGGTGGCCGGTAAACCGAACGGAACCGTTGTTTTCACCTCGAAGAATGTCATCGCGGACCTTTAGAGCGACGCCTGATTTTTAGGAGATTGACGTGGCCAATATCGCGCACACCATTACCCGTTCCTACAAGGATCAGTCCAGCGTCATCACCCAATTGATCGAGACGCCGACCGGTAACGCCGAACTTAATCTTGACGTGCAGGCTCCGAACGCGGCCAACACTCAGTACCATATGGCCTTCACGCGCGCCAATCTCCAATCCCTTCTCATCTATGCCGCCGCCGCCATGACGCTTTACACGAACGACACGTCAGGCGGCACTCCTCAAGACACGATCCCGCTTGTCGCCGGCCAAGTGCTCGTGTGGA